TCTATACCTTGTTGGTAAGCCGGCTTAGGCATTACCGACATGATACCCATAATCAGTCCGTACTCCTGAACTTTATAAGAGGCAACATAGGACCTATTAACTGCGAGTCCATGTCCGGCCATATTACCTTGTGGGGTTGTAGCGTCTGTACTACTTGTTTGAAGTACTTCTGATACAATAACTGGTGCTCGATTACCTCCAATGTATTCAGGACGATCAAGACGAGAATCAGAAGGCGCAACGCCAAAATGTGCCTTAAGAAACTCAGTATAACGTACACCTGCCCGGGCATTTCGTTCCATCCATTTCTGAATCTGCCAAGCCTGGCGCAAGTCGTTAATATCAAACGTACTTGCAACTGACAAATCCACAGTGTTTGTATTAAGATCGGCATTGTCAATTTCGATGCTGTTACCACTACCTGGTGTGAAAGTACCTGGAGTACCAATTCTATTGAATGTCATTACTCCTTGGTTGTCTGAAGACACCTCATAGTTTTCTAACTGACCAACAAAATTGTATTTGGTTTCAATATCCGATCCAAAAACCGCGGAAGTGGTACCAGATATCGGTAGTGCAGGAGCTGTACCACGTTGAGTCCAGGGTAGAGCCGAAGTAAAATAATCCTTCATCCATGCACGCCGAGCCACACTACTTGCATCAGTCAATGATCGTTCGTTTTGTAAATTCTGATCTCTGTAATACTCATTCCAAATCATATTGTAAGCATTAACAGGGAACAACATCGGCTTATTATCTGCTGGTAGTACTACACCTGTAGGCATACCAAGATAATCCCACAAATCACCTGGATTAATACCACCTGCTGGAAATGCAGTTGGAATAGTCAAAGCCTGATCACCATCAGCTCCTCGGGTAATAAACTCCTCCCAATCGTCCCAAAGCAGACGATATGGGACATAAAAGTAATGAACAAACACATCGACCTGGTGCATAATCGGCGCAAGCATTGGTTGAAACCTTATGACTATCTCATTACCAATCTTGAAATAATCTCCGGGAACCACCTCGTCACACATTATAGGAATCAACTGTCCCATATCACAGGTTAACTTCTGTTCATAGGACAAATCAAAAGCAGAACGGCCGGGACGTAAGCCACCGACCTTTTGAAATACTTTACTCATTATCATTCTCCTTTACCACAAGCTTTTCAACTTCACAAACCAGGTAAACATCAGGACGAATACAAACACCATCAAGCGGATGGGATTCATGGTTAATCTCACCGACACAAAACAGCTCATAATCAGATGGGATCGCAACCTCGGGCATCATTTGAATCACTTTACGCTTTGCAACCTCATCGTTTTTTGCCTCGAAAAGAGGGCCAGTGCTTTCAGCAACATTGTCATAAATTGTATACAGTTTCATGGGGTTTCCTTTCCGCGCCTGTGGCGCGTGGCACCGAGGCTAAAGCCTCGATGCTTTATAAATTAAAGTCCATTATCCTTTTTGGACTTTCTTAAACTTTCACGTGCCTCATAATTGAGAGCACTTTGTTTCCTTGACTTATCGGTAGCTATTTCTAATGCCACTTTTTTAAGAAGCTTAGGAACTATTTCTCCGCGCTTCTCTTGTACGGCATAGTTCTCTGCTTCTCTTTCAAGTGCCTTTTTTCGAAATATCTCCGAATCAATGTCAAGCTTCTTTCTGTAATACCTTGGTATTCCGCAATTAACTCCTCGGATCGTAATTGCCAGATTTTTTTTTTATTTGGGCCTCATTTTTTATGGCCCAGTCTTTACCAAGACCTTTGGACATCAGTACAAATGGTGGTTGCTTATCTCCATAAACCTCCTTTGCTTTCTCTCCATTGTAACTCTTAAACACATAGTCAGCTACATACCTGGCTGAATCATATGTAACCGTACCTACGTGATTCTTACCTTTCTTCCATACTATCGGTAATACCTCCTCTGCCTCTGCTATACCGAGGCCGAAAATAATAGCATGATAATGAGGACGGCCATACAACTCTCCGTACTCTCCACAAGCGAAGTATTTAATTTTCTTGTCGAGATACTTTCTAAGCCTTTTGATAAATTTCTGTAGTTCAGACTTGTGTACACTACCATCAGGAGGAAGATAATCATTATCGTAAGTAATAGTGATAAAACATGATTCTTCATGGCTATCCTTCTCATGGACAATTCTAGTTGCCCACTCTCTACTACGACTAATTCGACATGCCAAGCATTTACCGCAGGGCACTTGTAATTCAAAACGGGGCCCGCCACCTTGGCGGGCTCCCAACCGTATAGGATTCGTACATTGCATTTCTACAACCGAATCCCTCCACGGCTAACGCCGTAATTCCGGTATCGCCGTCTCCGATTTCCTCTTTTTCTTGGGGATCGGGACTTATACCGACGACGTCCATATCTACGTGCCATAAGCACCTCCTTAATATACTACACCTTGACAGCGGTGTCAACTGATTTTCGAATCTCTATAATATCAATCTCAAGAACTGCATAAGAGCACCAAATATTTGTCCTCCTACACCTGTTCCTTTCTCTAATTCACGGAACTCTAAGTCAATATTATCCAACTTTGTTTTAATCTCTGCCTGGGAGGCTCCTTCCGCTCTGAGAGCATTTTCATACAGTTCTCGAAATATTCTTGACTGTGCAAGTTGGAATACTAAATCTCTATTACCTCTCATGGTATCACTACCTACAAGTAATGACTCTCTCATACCTTCAATCACATTATCAGTTCGATTTTTTGTAATTGAAAGTAAATTACGGTAATCCTCAGCATTTACACGGTGATGCAAAGTCCTAGAAAGATAATCGGATTCAACCGCGGTCTTATTTTTTTGCTGTTCAGTAAGCAACGTTTGAGCCTGGGTTTTTGATATATCCGTTACTTGTGTAAGAGTCTGCATCATCATTGCATTTACATTTGCGAGCATACCAGCTACCGCTTCCAATGCACCTCCTTGTCTTTGCGGTGTATCTTGCTGTGGTGCCTGTGATGGAGTCTGAGGCCTTATAGGGCCAGACGTTTGTGCTGCACTTCCGGCTGCAAGTAATGGATTAATGCCAGCTTGTTTCAAATCAAACATTCTACGCTGTACAGCAGTATCCTCACGCTTCCACGTTTGAGCCTGGCTCCACTTCTGCCAGTCCATAGCATCTAACTGTAAACCATAATGTTGCTTCTGCATCTCATAATTCTTAGAGGCAATATCTTTTTGAAGTTGATAGTTCTGTTCATCACGTTTCCCTTGCTGGAAACCAGAAACCAAACTTCCAATTCCACCTACGGTGGTGCCTAACAATCCTGCTATTGATAAAGGGTCCACTTCAACCTCCGGTTGGTGTCAACTGGCTATATTAACATCAAGGTACTAATATAGCCAGGGGGAGCGACTGCTCCCCTACTCTTCCGAATCCGAATCTATTGATTCGGATTCATCCACTTTTTTAGCCTTTGGCTTCAATTTTTTTTTCAGTTTTTCAACATTTTCCTGGGTCTGTTGATTCAACCTTTCGGCCACGCTATCAGCTAATGGCCGAATATCAACCGGGTCAAAACCTGTAGACCTTGTAGGATCCATTAGAATATCGGGATCGGGATCATTACCATAGTCAACTGGATAACCAGACTCATAATAACCACGCCTAAACGCATCTAACCTTTGACCAGCTTGTAAAAGCTCCTGAATCTGTTGCTGAGCAGAGCGGTAACCTTGTGTTTCTGTCTGGGTATCGGTCATGTCATGTTTCTCCCTTGGGAGAATGTGGCGCATATATGGAGTTTGGAATGTTGGTCTTCCATCATCTGAATATATCATTTAGTTGCTCCTTAGAAATGGTCTACAAGACCCGGTTCAGATATGACCGGCAGAGGACGAATAGCCTTAATCTTATTGCCGAATGATACAATTAGACCAGGCTCCGAAGGTACCGCAAAAATACGCTTGTCTGGGTTACAGGTTATAAAATCACTATTAAGACCAGGAGGAGAATCAAATATCCGACCAAGATGCCAAAAATCCAGGTCGGAACGAAGTAAGCCGTGTACCTGGGAACGTTTGTGTCGCATTTCCGCAAACCTTTGCTGATACCCGAAAATAGTTTCGTTTGTTTCTTTCGAGTTTGTCGCATAAAGCTCCATCGTTTGAATTGGTTGTTCGCCTAAATGCGCGAACTCCGGAAAATAGAAGTCGAATGCCGTTTTTCGAAGCCACTGCCGATCTATACCTTGTTGGTAAGCCGGCTTAGGCATTACCGACATGATACCCATAATCAGTCCGTACTCCTGAA